CTTTGAGAGGTGACATTCTTGAGAAGTCCCGTGCTGCTGTAGAGCGAATATCAAAGTAGCATATATAATACACAACAGAAGAGACCCGATGGGTCTCTTTTTCTTTGGAATGTACAATGAATGTTTATCTAAATTTAACTAAATCAAATTACGAAGGTGATAGTGACCTCTTGACAGTTGAGGTACCTTCGAGTTATACTGATGAACTGCTACGGCATGTCCGACCAATAGCAGAGCAGAAGGATACTAACGCTGAAAAAATCCTTAAGGATATTATTAAGGAATCTATTACTGAAATCGAAAGACGAAACTATGAGCGTAAGAGTCGTAAGAACAAGAAACGGTGAAGATGTCATCGCAGACTTGTTTGAAGTCACCACTAAGGATGATCAGGAAAATGTTATTGGGTTTCAATTAAGGAATCCTTATAACGTATGGGTAACACAACCCCATGATGCAGTCTTAGACAATGGTGAGATTCAAAAGATCACCAAACCAGAACTTAGGTTTGAACCATATGCACCACTACTCAAGGGTAATGCTATCATGCTGAAACTTGAGGAGATTGTTAGTGCTTATGAGACTTATGAAGAAGTCATTAAAAAATACAACGAATTAGTGGAGGCTACAAGTGGTAAAGATAATACTGCTGAGGAACGGAAGTCTGACTGACTACCTAATCGGTAAAATTACAGAGATGGATGAAGAACCAGTCTATCTTGTAGAAGAATGCTATCGTATTCTTGATGGAAAGTTGGAAGCATACCCTAAATATGCTGCACAACGTGATCTCTTCTTGACATCTGAGTCAGTTTTTACTATAGTGGAGCCATCCAAACAAATCTTAGGAGAGTATCAGAAGACGAATGTCTAGTTTCTATACAAACATTCAACTTGCTGGAAACACTATACTATATCGTGGGTACGAGGACGGAAAACAAATCCAGTCCCGTACCCATTTTTCACCTGTACTATATGTGTCCTCAAATAAAGAGGAGAAGTTTAAGACACTTGATGGTGAGAATGTAAAACCTATCCAGTTTGAAAACCCTAAGCAAGCAAGGGAATTCATTCAGAAGTATGAGAATGTGCATGGGTTTAAGGTCTCAGGGTATGAGAGATTCGTGTATCAATTCATTGCTAATGAATTCCCAGGTGATATAGACTATCGTATGGATCAGATGAAAATCTTTACGATGGACATCGAGGTTGCATGTGAGAATGGTTTCCCTAATGTTGCAGAGGCAGCAGAGGAAATGCTCTGTATAACAATCAAAGATCTAAATACTAAAGAGTTCTTTACTTGGTCTACCCGTGAGTTTGAAGCACCTGAAGGTGTTAAATCTTTTATCTTCTGGACAGAAGAGGAGATGCTTAAGGCATTTGTAGGATGGTGGGTTGAAAATACACCAGATGTTTTAACTGGTTGGAATGTCAATCTATATGACGTACCATACATTTGCAGGAGGGTTGATAGAATCTTAGGTAAGAAATGGATGAATTCCATGTCACCTTGGAATCGTGCCAATGAAAGAGAGATAACAATACAAGGACGAACAAACTATGCCTACGACCTATCGGGCATTAATATACTTGACTATCTTGATCTCTATCGTAAGTTTACTTACACCAATCAGGAATCATATCGACTTGAACATATTGCCACTGTGGAATTGGGTGAAGGAAAACTTGACCACAGTGAGTATGAAAATTTTAAAGACTTCTACACAAATGACTGGCAAAAGTTTGTAGAGTATAACATCAAAGACGTTGAGCTAGTTGACAGACTCGAAGAGAAGATGAAACTCATTGAGTTGGCAGTCACGATGGCTTATGATGCCAAAGTAAACCTTGAGGATGTGTATTCACAGGTAAGAATGTGGGACACAATGATATATAATTATCTCAAGGAAAGAAATGTGGTTGTACCACCCCGAAAGGGATCCAAAAAGGACGAAAAATATGCAGGAGCTTATGTCAAAGAACCGAAAGCGGGAAGCTATGATTGGGTGGTCTCTTTTGACCTTAATAGCCTTTATCCTCATCTTATTATGCAATACAACATCTCGCCAGAAACACTCTGGGAGACTAGACATGCCAGCGCAAGCGTGGAGAGAATCCTCAACCAGGAAGTAGAGTTTGATAATAAGTTTGCTACCTGTGCTAATGGTGCACAGTATCGAAAGGATATCAGAGGATTCCTACCTGAAATGATGGAGACTATTTACAATGAGCGTACGATATATAAGAAGAAAATGCTCGCTGCCAAGCGGGACAATGAAGTTCACCCAAGTGCCAAACTACAAAGAGATATTAGTAAATTCAATAACATCCAAATGGCTCGAAAGATCCAACTCAACTCGGCTTATGGTGCCATTGGAAATCAATACTTTAGATATTATAACTTATCTAACGCTGAGGCAATTACTCTTAGTGGGCAGGTATCGATACGGTGGATTGAGAATAAAATGAATAAGTATCTTAACAAGGTACTAAAGACTAAGGAGGTAGATTATGTGGTTGCTAGTGATACTGATAGTATATACTTGCATCTCGGTCCTTTGGTACAAAGTGTATTCGAGGGGAGAGAGGTTACTAATGAGAAGATCGTTAATTTCCTCGATAAGGTGTGTAACGTGGAATTGGAAAAATATATTTCGAGTTCTTACCAAGCGTTGGCCGACTACGTTTCCGCCTACGACCAAAAAATGTTCATGAAGAGGGAGACCATTGCCGAGAAAGGTATATGGACTGCTAAGAAAAGATACATTTTAAATGCATGGGATATTGAAGGGGTTAGGTTTGAGAAACCTAAGTTAAAGATGATGGGTATTGAGGCAGTGAAGTCTTCTACTCCAGGTGCCTGTCGTCAGAAGATTAAGGATGCTCTTGAAGTTATTATGAATAAATCTGAAGAAGAAACACAGAAATTCATAGCAGATTTCAGGGATCATTTTAATGAGTTACCTATTGAAGACATCGCATTTCCGAGAGGATGTAATAATCTAAATAAGTGGGCGAACCCAGCCACTGTATACTCGAAAGGCACTCCCATTCACGTGCGAGGAAGTCTTTTGTACAATTTCTATATTAAAAAGAATAAGTTGACGCACAAGTATCCCTTAATCCAAGACGGTGAAAAGATAAAATTTGTTTATCTTAAGACACCTAACAAGATTAATGAGAATGTCATCTCATTCTTCCAGACATTTCCAAAAGAATTGGCTATTGACAAACAGGTGGACTATGACCTACAATTTGAGAAGAGTTTCTTGGAGCCTATTAAGGTCATACTAGATAAGATTGGTTGGAAGCCTGAAAAACAAGCTAGCCTGGAGTTCCTATTCGGATGACCACATACATTGTAGAATACAAGAAAGCTTTTGGTGCTGGAGAGCACCCTCAAGAAAAAGAATTCTTTGATAAGACCGAAGCAGAATGGTTCGAAAGAGCCATGAAGAGGTCAAACTTTATTACCAAACTATTTAAGAAATCGCCATGAATTTTTTGAAGGATGTAGCCAAGGAGATTGATAATGAATACGCTGCTCTCGTTAGCGATGGTGTCTCTGCTGGTGACACTAGCGGTTATATCGATACAGGTTCGTACATCTTTAACGCCCTTGTCTCAGGAAGCATCTACGGAGGTGTTCCAGGGAATAAGATCACAGCTATTGCTGGTGAGTCGAGCACAGGCAAAACTTATTTCTGCCTTGGTATTGTACAGCATTTCCTCGAACATAATCCTGATGCTGGGGTTATATATTTTGAGTCTGAAAGTGCACTAGGTAAAGACATGATTGAGTCCAGAGGTATAGACTCAACTCGTATGCTTATAGTCCCTGTTACGACCGTACAAGAGTTTAGACTTCAATCAATAAAGATATTAGATAAATACTTAGCACAGGATCCCAAGGATCGTAAACCTTTAATGTTTGTTCTTGACTCTCTTGGTATGCTAAGTACCACCAAAGAGATTGAGGACAGCGAAGCAGGAAAAGAGACTCGTGACATGACTCGAGCTCAAGTTGTAAAGTCAATCTTTAGAGTCCTTACTCTTAAATTGGGTAAGGCAAATGTCCCTCTATTAGTCACAAATCATACCTACGATGTGGTCGGCAGTTATATCCCAACTAAAGAAATGGGAGGCGGTAGTGGCCTCAAGTACGCCGCGAGTACAATCATTTATCTCAGCAAAAAAAAGGAAAAGAGTCAGAGCGAAGTTGTTGGAAACATTATCAAAGCTAAGACAGCTAAGGCAAGACTCACAAAAGAAAATTCCGAAGTAGAAACGAGGTTATTCTATGAACGAGGGTTGGACCCCTATTACGGATTACTCTCACTTGGAGAAAAATACGAAATATTTAAAAAAGTTGGAAACAGATATGAGATTGGAGAGGCAAAAGTTTATCCAAAAGCAATTCTTGAGAATCCTGAGAAGTATTTTACCCCAGAAATCATGCAAGCATTAGACGAGTGTGCAGCAAAGGAGTTTAAGTATGGTAACTAAACTCCAAGACTACATCAGATGCTATGACAATGCTGTAGATCCAGAGTTGTGTGCAAAAATAGCTAGGAAATTTGATACTGATGTAGAGCATCAAGAAGTTATAGACAGAGAGAAACGTCCATCGTTTACTGAACTGAATATTACTAAGAGATTCCATGCTAAGGACTTAGAGTGGCATGAGTATCAGTATAATCTTCAAGAAATTTTTATTAATTATGTCCAGGTATACATGGAGGACTTGGATTTAGGTCCAGACTTCCCTGCTAAATATGCATTTGAGGAGTATAGACTTAAGAAGTACACCCAGTATGGTGATGAGTTTAGAGACCATGTTGATGTCCAAGACCATTCATCTGCTAGAAGATTCTTAGTTATTTTTCTTTATCTTAATGATGGTTTTAATGGTGGCACTACATCATTTCCTAAATTAGATTTGGACATTGAGCCAAAGTGTGGTAGACTGTTGATATTCCCACCAAATTGGATGTTCCGTCATGCTGGTAGACCAGTTGAAGACGGCACCAAGTATATTGTTGGCTCTTATTTACACTACCTATGAGTATTGAGAATACAATTATCAACAACCTTGTCTTTAGTGAGAGGTATTGTAGGAAAGTCTTACCATTTATTAAACAGGATTACTTTACATCCAATGGATGTAGGGTTGTTTTTGATATAATATCTAAATATTTTTCTGATTATGATTCACTTGTCACTCCTGCTGTACTGACTATAGAAGCAGATAAGAGGGATGACTTGAATGAGGAAACATATAAGGAAGTTAATAGTATAATACTAGGACTGACAGATGAGAAGAGCGACTTCGAGTGGGTCACAGACACGACTGAGAAATGGTGTCAAGAGAGAGCAATCTATCTTTCTCTCATGGCATCGATTAAGATTGCAGATGGTAAAGACCCTAAACAGGACAGGGGTGCGATACCCTCTATCCTCAGTGGAGCTCTTTCTGTATCTTTTGATAGCAATATTGGTCACGATTACATTCAAGATTCCTCATTAAGGTATGACTTCTACCACCAGCGTGAGGAAAAAATACCTTTCGATTTGGAATACTTCAACCGTATCACAAAAGGTGGTCTTCCTAGCAAAACTCTCAATGTTGCTCTTGCAGGTACTGGGGTTGGTAAGTCTTTGTTTATGTGCCATG